TTACCGCTTTAAAACACCCCCGAGGCGCTTCATGAGGGTCCGCTTAGCGATGCTGTCGGGCTCGGCTTCGAGTGCTGCGACGGTGATCCAGTGCTCGGGATCTTCCCCGAGGGACGCGGCCATATTGCCGGCAAGGGTGGGGCTGAGCCGGCCGCGCTTCTTGGCCTGAGAAAGCGCTGCGTCGGAGAGGTCGAGCTCGTCCGCCCAGCGGGCTTGGGGCTGGACTTTGAGTGCCCTCGCGAGCAGCTCCATCGTGTTTTCCATGCGATCTCCTGACAGGGTGTGTCGTTGGATTTTTTCACAGCCTGTTAGGAAACGTCTTTACAGGGTGTTAGGAGGGTGGTAGCTTCGGAATTCCTAACAGGGTGTTAGGTCTGTAACCAACGGAGCGGCCATGTCTCAATCTCAGTTTCCCGATTGCACTCCCTCAGCCACACAAGGCGACGTTCGAGGCTTGGCCGCTCCGGCGGCGCCGGCTGAGGGGGTGCGCCCTTTGACCATCGACACCTGGTCTCTGCGGGATATCTGGCTGCCGGCCCTGCGCGCGGCGTGGGCGGCGCAGGCCGTCATGGAGCGCTTGACCAATGAAGCCTACGCGGCGGTGTCGCCGGATCGTCGTGCGCTCTGCGACACGTGCTGCTGGGTGGGGGATCGGGTGGACGAGAAGGTGCGCCAGATCGCTGAGCGTGGCGGCCTGCTGCTGTGCGTATGACCGTGCGCCTCATCACCCGCCCGCAGCCGCGCTTTTCGCCTACGGCGAAGCGCTTCCTGCAGATCTGCAGCTTCATCGAAGCGGAGCTTGCCGAGCCCCACAAGACCGCCTGGGCCGACCGCGAGCTCTACATCAACTGCTGCCGCCGTCGTGAGCTGGCGGCCGACCTGATCGGGTACGGCTGCGAGCCGGTTTCGGCCGCAGGCCTGACCCCGAATTTTTGTCAGGCGGGCGTGGTAGCACCGCCTGACAGTCCCGGATTCGGGAAAAACGGTGCTTCTTGTCACTGATGGCCTACGACACGATCAAGCTGCGTAGTCCGTTCATGGATCTGTCCGTGATGCGGCGCATCGAGCAGCAGTGCATCCTGCGCTCGGGCATGCACATGGGCACCGGCGAAGTGCTCTACGAACTGCACGCGGGCGAGCTCCTGGGCAGCTGGGACTCTCGCATCGGCATCAAGCCCATGCACGAAGAACACTGTGCCGACAAGAACGGCCGCGTTCGTTTGCAGCCCTGCGAGCCCTACCTGCTGATCGAAGCCAGCGTGCACAAGGTGCAGCTGGGTCACAACGTCTACGGCGGCCCGACCGACTTTCTGCAGGCTGCGCGCGCCCTGGTGGCGCTCGTCGAGCAGCTGCTGGAAACCGAGTTGCCTGCAGCCGATCACTGGACCGTGCACCGCGTGGACGTGGCGAACGTGTTCCACCTGGCGCCGGCCGCGATCAAGCAGTTCTTCGAGAGCATGCAGCTGCTGAGCTTCCCGCGGCGTGGCGCCAAGGCCATGAAGTGCGCGAACAGCATCTACTTCCCTGGCAAGACCACCACGGTCAAGTTCTATCACAAGGGTCCGGAATTCCGGGTTCACGACTACGGCCGGTTGCGCAGGTTCTTTCGGACCCTGTTCGATCACCTGCACGGCACGGACGAGAAGAACCCCGAGCGCGTCGAGCGCAAGCTGGCCGCGCTGCAGCGCCTGGCGGATCGCCGGCTGCGCGTCGAGGTCGAGGTTCACAGCGACAAGTTTCAGTACGACTTTGGCCGAAATCCGACGGCGGCCGAAGTCAGCGATGAGTACCTGCAGGCCGTCCACGACAAAGAGATTGAGCGCGTGCTGCGCGAGGGGAAACAAGGCATGGACACCGTTCGCACCGAAGAGGCCGTTTGGCGCCGCCTGGAAGGTCTCTACGAGCCCAAGCGAGCGCACTTCCTGCACGCCTTCTGGCAGACCATGGCGACCCGCGGCGATGAGAAGGCCCGCGAGCGCTACAGCAAGACCGCCTTCTATCGCAGCCGCAAGCTTCTCGAAGAGGCCGGCGTGTCCTGGCGCGGCAGTGATGTCGTGCTCGTGGCGAACGACTCCCTCATTCACGATTTCGCGCCTGTGCGCGTTGATCCTCGGTTCTGCCGTGCCCCGGCTCGGAACCGTCCGGAATACCAGATCAGCCGGGACTTGATGCGGCTCGCCGCTTAGGAGAAAGCATGTCTGCAGTTCAACCCATCCAGTCGGCCGCCGCCGCTCGCGCCGTGGCGCCGATGGAGGTTTTCATTCGCGGAAAGATCGACGCACAGCGCCGGCACGGCCAGGTGCGCTACACGCGCATCGTCACGCCGGCCCCGGACCCGTACAGCCGGCCCCAGACCATCGAGGTCCGCAGCAAGGGCCAGCTGGGCAGCACGGGCGATGAGGTCACCGTCACCGCGAAGCTGGGCGGCTACACGCGCAAGGCGTTCCGCTCTACCGACAAGGACACCGGCGAGGTCACGACCGTGACGCCGGTTGACCTGACGCTCGACGCGCTCGAGTGATGTGGATGCGCTTCTCCCTGATCGTGTCGGCCCTGGGCTGGCTGGCCGTGCTCGTCAAGTACGCGGTCAAGTGGTGGGGCTGAGCGCATGTTTTGCCTGAATCAAGACACTGCCAGCGGATACGTCGAGGTGCCTTGCAGCATCCCGGATTCGTTGGTGGTGGCGTCCAGGTCGGAGCTTGCTCAGATGAGCCCGCTTTACCTGGACTTAGGAGCAGCAGTGGCAATTGGAGGGGCCATGTTGTTGAGCATGTCCGTGGCTTGGGTGCTGCGGATGGCTCGTCTTTCCCTCGGGGGCTCTAGCGAGCCAGAAAGTGAGTAGAGAAATGCGCAATCTGATGAACAACGTCAAGTCGGCTCTGATCGCGAAGGCCATCCGGCGTGAACTGGTGGCGGCAACCGTTGGCGGTCTGGCTCTGGCCGGCCTGCCCGCGCACGCCGCAGGCGAGTTCACGCTCGATACCACCGCGATCGTTTCGACGATCACGAGCGGTGTGACCACGGTGAGCGCCATCGGCGTCGCCGTGATCTCGCTGATCGTGGTGATCAAGCTGTTCAAGTGGGTCCAGCGCGTCCTCTAAACAGGGGCGAGTGAGGGGGGCGGGGCTCTGGAGGCTCTGCCCCCTTTTTTTTGGCGTGGCGGGGATTGGCATGGAAGCAAACGGACTATGGGTGCTCATCAACTTCATCATCTGCGGCTGCATCATCTTCTGGCCCTGATTGGGCTGTGGCTGTTGATGTGCGGCTCGGCCTGGGCGACCATCACGCCGACCGGTGGGTACGGGCTTGGGCCGCGCGGGACCACGATCAACAGCATCTATTTCACATGCGCGGACGGTTGCTTTGCTCCGTTGCGCTCGCAGGTGTGCGCGTTGGCGCAGGCGGGGCGGTTCAGTTCGGAAACTCGCGTGGAGGGGAGCGGCGATTGGGGCGCTTGTGAGGTGAGGCAAGGAACGAGCGCCGCGTTGTCCACCTGGCCGTTCGTTACGTTCGCGAACCAGTGCCCTGCCAATAGCACGCTGAGTGGGTCGGTGTGCGTATGCAAGACGGGCTTCGTTGAGTCGGGAGGCGCGTGCTTGAGCAATGAGCAGGCGCTTGCCGCGGAGTGCGCTGCGTTGTCGGGCCAGTCGGCTGGTGAAACAACGTGGGCCGGTGACAGTGCCGAGTTCTATTCGTGTGACGGCTACCGCACACAGGGGGCGGGCCGTTGCGTCATGAAAGCCAGCAGCGACATCGGCTGGAAAGACCCGTCTACGGGCAAGTGGTACACGCAGGGACGCGCGGTCTATACGGGAACGATTGCTACCAGTTGCACTGGGTCGGGCGGTTCAGGCACGACGCCGGGCGGTTCGACTGCTGGCGGTGGTGAAGGCACTGGCAAGCTGCCTGCGGACAACACTAGCGCGCCGGCACCGTGTCCAGCTGGGCAAGCGCCGGGCCAGTACAACGGACAGACGATCTGTGCGCCGATGGGCTCGGACACGCCCACAAAGGCGCCTGCGCCGAGCAGCGGCTCGATCAATGAGGTCAATGCCGATGGCACCTCGAAGCAGGTTACGACGAACGGCACGACCACGTGCACCAACGGCAAGTGCGAGACCGTCAGCACAGTGACCACGACGACGAAGAATGCGCAGGGCACTGTCACCAGCACCGACACGAAGACCACGACCACCAGCCAGAGCCAGACGACGTTCTGCCAGGCCAATGGCAAAGCGGCGCAGTGCGCTGGCGAGGGCGATGGCAAGGGCGGCGAGTTCGGGGGCGATTGCACTGCTGGCTTCCGTGCAACAGGGGATGACCCGATCCTCAACGCGATGGCGTTGGAGCAGTACAAGCGCAATTGCACGTTGTTCGGCAATGACCCGGATGCCAACAGCACGGCGGCGCTCGCTAAGTCGGGCGCCGATGGCAAGAACACGGACAAGCTCAAGTCCGACGCGTCTGCTGCGCCCGTGACCATCAGTACGTTTGACGCTACTGGCCGGGGCTGGGCGCGGGCCTGCCCTGCTGATCCGACGTTCACGCTGTCTTGGGCTGGTGGTCGTTCTTTCGCGTTGCCCTTCAGTCGTGTGTGCACGCCGCTGCAGCTGCTGTCGCTCGCTGCGGTGTCGCTCACGATGCTGGGTTGTTTCGTTTGGGTCGTAGGGGGGAAACAGTAATGCCGTGGCTTGCATCCATCATCATCGGTGGCCTGTTGGAGTTGATGGGCTCCTTGGTGGGTCGGGCGCTGCTCGCGCTCGGGTTCGGCTTCGTGGAGTACGCCGGGATTTCGACGCTGGTCGACCAGGTCAAAGGCTCGTTGACGACGGCTATGGACAGTTTTGCCGGGTCGGGCTTTGGCTCCATCGTCGAGTGGGCTGGCTTCTTCAGGATCGATGTGCATTTCTCGGTCCTGCTGTCTGCCATTGGCGTGAAGGTCCTTTTCTCCGGATTGGGCAGCACGCGTGTTCGGCGCCTGGTGCAAAAGTAAATGCCGATCAATTTTGTCACCGGCCTGCCACGTGCCGGAAAAACGCTGTGGACCCTCACCCAGGTCAAGGCCCGCGCCGAGAAGGAAAACCGCGCGGTCTACTACTGCAACATCCCTGGCGTGACCATTCCCGGATGGATCGAACTCGATCACCCGGACAAGTGGCTAGAGTTGCCTGACGGCGCGTTGATCGTCGTCGATGAGCTGCAGGACTACTGGGGCAAGAATGCGCAGGGGGCGCGCGTGCCGCTGCCGATCCTCGAACTCAGCAAGCACGGCAAGCGGGGCTTCGATTTCTATTTCATCACCCAGGAACCTAACCTGGTGCACACCACGCCGCGCGATCTGTGTGCGTATCACTACTACGTGGTGCGGGCGTTCGGTGCGAATGGGGCGGCGGTCTACAAGTTCGAGCGGATGCAATCGCGCCCGGACAAGGTGAAGTCCAAGGGCGAGAAGTTCCCCTGGCTCTACAACAAGCAGGCCTTCACCTGGTACAAGTCCGCTGACGTTCACAATATCAAACGGCAGATCCCCAAGAAGGTGCTGGCCATCCCCTTCGTGCTCGGCCTGGCGGTGCTGGCCATCTGGGGCGCTTTCCAGTTCTTCGGCTCGACGTTGGACAAGGCCAAAGGCAGCAAGCCGGCCAGCAGCAACGTGTTCGGCGGGGCCGTCGCTCAGGGTGGCGGCGCCGGCCAG